GCTTGCTGATGCTTTTTGTGTCCGGCAAAAGTGGTACGAGTCAATCAAAGTACAGTTGAGGAATGAATGATGAGCTTATTTGACAGGATTTTTCGACCAAAAGAAGCAACTAAATCAGAGTCAGCGATAAACAAGGGCGTAACATTTCTTGAATTAAACAATTATCGGCCTGTTTTTACTGACTGGAAGGGTGAAATCTATGAAAGAGAGCTCATAAGGGCTGCCATTGATGCCAGAGCGCGTCATATTTCCAAGCTAAAAGTGGATTTAAAGGGTACAGCGCAGCCATCTCTTCAGAACAAGATGAAACAGGGGCCTAATCAGTGGCAAACCTATTCACAGTTTTTGTATAGGACCTCCACGATCTTGGACATCCATAACACAGCTTTCATTGTTCCGGTGTTTGATGCTGGAATGGTGATAACTGGTTATTATCCGGTGCTTCCAAAGCGTTGTGAGATTGTGGAGTATGCTGGTGAACTGTGGCTGAGATATAAATTTACCCATGGAGCCACAGCTGCGGTGGAATTACGCAAGTGTGCCATCCTGAACAAGTTCCAATATAGGGATGACTTCTTTGGAGAGAACAACACGCCGTTGGATGATACCTTGAAGCTGATTGATACACAGAATCAGAGCATTCAGGACGGAGCTAAGAACGCTGCTACTTATCGTTTCATGGCTCAGGTGAACAACTTCACCAAGGCTGATGATCTGAAAAATGAGCGTGTAAGATTCAGCCAGGAAAACCTCACCAAAGATGCTGAGGCCGGAGGGCTTTTGCTCTTCCCTAACACATATCAGAATATAAAACAGATTGAAGACAGTTCATTCCAGATTGATCCGGAACAGACCAAGCTGATAAACGACAATGTTTTCAAATATTTTGGTGTAAACGAAAAAATAATGAGAAACGAGGCAGACAGTTCAATGCTGGATGCCTTTTTTAATGGAGCAATAGAGCCTTTTGCAATCCAGTTCTCTGAAGCAATGACTAAGGCAATGTTCTCAGAGCGAGAGAGAGCAAATGGTTCACAGCTTCTTGCTACTGCAAACAGACTCCAGTACATGACAACCACTCAGAAGGTTCAGATGGCTCAGCAGATGCTTGATAGAGGGGTAATGAGCATAAACGAGGCCAGAGAGCTATTCAACTATGCTCCGGTTGAAGATGGAGATGTAAGAACAATCCGCGGTGAGTATAAGAGTGCCGGAGATGATTCATTAGTAGGAGGTACACGAGATGCCAATGAAGGTTAATGAGCGAGAATACAGAGATTTCATATTAGCTGTAGTTCCAACAGAAGAGAGCGAGGCTGAAGAGAGGCAGATAGTTCAGGGGTATGCTTCAACATTCAATCAGCCATACACACTCTGGGAGGATGATGAATTTGTAATACAGGAACAGGTGGACAGCAAGGCCTTTGAAGGTGCTGACTTGTCGGATGTTATTTTCCAGTACAACCACGAAGGAAGAGTCTTTGCAAGAGTATCCAATGGAACACTTTCAGTTGGAACAGATGATGAAGGCTTATCCATTGAGGCTGATCTTGGTGGAACTGATATCGGCAGACAGCTCTTCCAGGAAATTAAGGGCGGTTACACAACCAAAATGAGCTATGGCTATACAGTCAATGATGCAGTTTGGGAAGATCGCAAACTTGAAGATGGTCGAACCCTTGAGCTGAGAACAATTACCTCAGTAGGCAAGGTTTATGACGTATCGGCGGTTTCAATACCAGCCAATAACGCAACTTCAATTTCAGTGCGAAATCTCAGTGACGGAGTGATTGCTGAGGTTAGAGCGGAGAGACTTAAAGCACTTGAGTTAGAGCGTGAAAAACTACGTATGAAATTACGAATAGGAGGAATCTGAAATGTTGGAAGAAATCAAGAGCTTCACAATGGAGCAGATTGAGACAAGAACAGCCGAGATTAAGGCTGAGATTGACAATGCAGATGCTGAAAAGCTTCAGGAGCTTAACGCTGAGCTTGAGGCTATTGAGACAAGAAAAGGAGAAATCGAAATGGAAAACAGAAAAGCAAACATGAAGGCAGTTGCTGAGGGTGCTGGACAGGTTATTGTAGCAGCTCCTGAGAAGGAAGAGAGAACACTTCAGAGCGTTATCAGCTCAGATGAGTATGTTGATGCTTTTGCAGAGTACATCAAGACTGGTAAGGACAAAGAGTGCCGCGCACTTCTTACAGATCTCGTTGATGGCGGCTCTGTTCCTACACCTACAGTTATTGACAACTTCATCAATACTGCATGGGAGAGAGCAAACCTCATTTCCAGAGTACGCAGAACAAACATCAAGGGCACAGCTAAGTACCCATTCGAGTATTCAGCAACAGGCGCAGCTGTTCATGTAGAAGGCGCTAATGCTCCTAATGAAGAGCAGCTTGTTCTTGGAACTGTTTCTGCAGAGCCTGAGATGCTCAAGAAGTGGATCACCATTTCTGATGAAGTTCTTGCTCTTAAGGGCCAGGCATTCCTTGATTATGTTTATGACGAAATCGAAGAGAGAATCCTTGAGCTTGCAGATGCACAGGTTGTTGCAGCTATCAAGGCAGCTCCGGCTTCAGCTACAACTACAGCAGCTGGCGTTAGAGTTCTTACACATGACTTTGACGCTTCTGTTATCTTTGCAGCACAGGCTGAGCTCGTTTCAGCAGCTAGAAACGTTGTTGCAATCATGAACAAGAAGACATACTTCAACACAATCATGAGCCTTACAGATACAACAGGCAGACCTATCTACAATGTTGTAGCTGACAATGGCAGACCTACATACTTCATCAACGGTGTAGAGGTTCTCTTTGACAATACTCTTGCTGAGGATGAGATGATTGTTGGAGATCTTGGTGGTGTTATCCTTAACCTTCCAGACGGACAGGAAGTTTCATTCGTTACTGATCCTTACAGCCTGGCAGAGAAGGACCTCGTTAAGATCGTTGGTAAGATGTATGCCGGAATCGCAGTTGTTCGTGATGGCTACTTCTGCTATGTATCAACAGGAATTTCTGCTTGATGCTAGTTAGAATCAAAGAGAAGGTAACGCTTACAGTCGAGCCTGGTTCGATTGTTGATATCTCCGAGGGCCAATTTGCGGTCCTTGGGGATAAAGCGGAGACATACAAGGTGGAGGCCAAGGAAGAAAAGCCTAAGACAGTTCCAAAGGCAAAGACTTCTAAGAAAACCTCAACAAAAAAGAAATGAGGATTGATTATGCTCGACAAGGTAAAGCTTTCGCTTGGAATAACTTCAAATGTGTTTGATGACGAGATAACCGCGAACATGGAAGCAGCCATCATGGATATGGGTTTTACATCCGATATCACCAATCTGGATGAGAATGACGGCCTAATTTCCAAAGCTGTAACAACATACTGTGCATGGCAGCATAATCTTTATCATGGAAACAGTGATCTCGCTGACAAGTTCAAGACCAGCTATGATGAGCAGAAAAAAGCGCTTCTCATGGCAAGTGGTTACACAACATGGAGTGCATAAGCTATGGACAGAGAAGGAATCTTATATATTTGCCAAGTTCAAAATGTTTCCATTCCTGGTCGTATGCCGACTGAGCAGCTGGTTCCTTTGTGCAGTGCCTTTTATCGCAAAAGAACTGTGGGTTACAACAGAATGTATGCAGCCCTTGGAGCAAATCAGGCCATTTCAATGCTCGTAAGATGCTTCAACACTGAAGTTCCATCATACAGCGAGCAATTGTATGTCTATTTCCCGAATGAGTCTACTGACAATCAGTTCAGAGTGGAAAACATTCAGGAGATCATTGAGGAAGGCGCTATTGATTTAACGCTCGGAAGATTGGAGGAATACTATGATATCTCTATCGAGTCGGCTTGAGCCTATTGGACAGGCCTTGGCTGAGATAACGGATTATTGTTATCACTACTGGAGAAGCGCTCCTAAGGGAGTGAAATCATACATCATCTGGGCTGAGGATCAGGAAGCGGATTCACTCAATGGAAACAACCGGAAGTTGGAACAGGGATTACATGGAACTGTTGATTACTTCACTAAGGTTGAATATGACACTAACGTGGATAAGATTCAGGAAGCATTGAACAACCTTGAGAATGTATCCTGGAGGATCAATTCAGTCCAGTATGAAGATGAGACAACATTTATCCATCATGAATGGGAATTTTGGGTGAGATGATATGGCTTCATGGAAGTTCGAAGGCTTAGATGAATACTTGAGACAGTTAGAACGCTTGGAAAAAGATACTGATGAGACAATTGGTAAGGCTATATATGAAGGTGCTGGTCTTGTAGCAAGGGCCTGTGCTGATGCTATAGATGCTCTTCCAGTTAGCAACCAGTATAACTCCGGAGTTATCAACTCTGTTCAGAAAGCCGGACTAAAAGAAGGGTTTGGTATATCTCATGCTGAGTCAGATGGTGATTATCGTCATGTAAAACTTGGTTTTGATGGCTATAACAATTATAAGACTAAGAAATATCCAAACGGACAACCAAATAGCCTAATTGCTCGCTCAATAAACAGTGGTAGTTCCTGGAGAAAAAAGAATCCATTCATGGACAGAGCAACAAGGGCTTCCAAGAGTGCTTGTGAGGCCACAATGCAAAAGGTTATAGAAACAGAAATAGAAAAAACTATGAAATAGGAGGAAAAATAGATGGTAGCAGGAAGAGTTTGCACAGGGTTTTCAAAGCCTTATGTAGCAATTTATTCAAATGCTGGCACGGTTGTCACTTATTCAAGTGCTCAGCCGTTGGCAAGAGGCGTTTCTGTTAATCTCCAGCCTGAGAGCTCAGAAGACAATAATTTCTATGCTGATAATATTGTAGCTGAGAGCGGCGCTGGTGAGTTCATTGGTGGAACAGTAGAGCTTGAGGTTGATGGTCTTTTCAGAGACACAGAAGATCTCATTTTCGGTGCTCCAGCTGCTGTTGATGGTTGGGTTGCTGATGGAGATCAGTCAAATCCTCCATTCTGCGGAACAGGATTTATTGTTCGTTGGATGTCAGAAGGCGTTACAACATTCCAGCCAGTAATACTTCCTAAGGTTAAGTTTGC